TTTTAAGCCATCGACTTCATTCTGCCAGTGTTCAATAACACCGTAATCTATTTCGTTTCCGTCAATTCCTTTGATTGAGGTTTTTGGAGTATCGAAGACAGGTATCCCATAAGTATCAATGAATCCCTCGTACGACCATTCCATAGGTATGAACAAACTATATAATCCTGAACTAGTCTGTCCATTGCGGTTTCTTTTCGTAACATCTGAGGCATAATATAATTTTTTAAAATTGTCTCCTCCTTTATCTAAAGCATTTGACGTTGAACCCATCATACACTTACCAATAATTCTACTACCTAATCTTAAACAGGTTTTGGTAACTCTCCAGTTGTTTAATATATTATCAGGTCTTAACCATTTACCACTTTCATCATGAACTAGTAATTTAAGTTTTTCACCATCATAGGAGTTATCTCCTGTATTCTTCCAATCTATTGTTGTGTCAAGGCCTTCGAGTTCTTCAGGATTTTCTTGACTATCTAGTTTTCTTCTTGTAAACTTTGAAGCAGGTACTCTATAAGCGAGTTCTGTCTTTGGTCTATCCATACCATCTTGTATGGGTTTAAAGAAAAAGGGATAGTTAAGAGATATTGGAACAACTTTGTCGGTAAACATTGTTTTAGCGTCTGCTCCAGCTTTTGATAAAATTCCAAACCTTGAATCACTTGATATAGTGGCTTGGTTAACTAATTCTGCAGACGACATAAAAGAAAACCCGGAACGTCTATTCTTTAAATAACACATTCCATAACACCTTGGATCTGCTTTGCAAGCTTCCCAAAATATAAAAAATAATCTATTTGATTCTCTAAAGTCAGGTGCTCCAACATCTATCTTGCTCCATTGCAAGTACATATAGTGTGTGCCTGTTATATATGTGGGTATTCCATTATTGTAAAATGAGAAACCTTCTTCTCTACGTTTAAATTCGTGATCAACATAATCATACCATCTTTCTTTAAAACTATCAGGGTATTTATTCCAATCAAATACACTCTTTATTTTTTCAAGTTCTTTTGGTATTTTTAATTGTTCCCAATATTGTTCTTCTTTCTTAGGGCTTCTTTTAAATGATTCATCAATTAACGGCAAAGCAATCATTAAGTTCTGTATCTCGTATATTTCTCCAATCTTACCTGTTTTGCTTATAATAATTACATCATGCTCTTTATTATAACCATATTTCCATTTATTATATCGGTTTTGTTGTTTGATCACCGATTGTTTAATGTAGTCAGGTAATACTTTATAAAGTGTTTGTTCGTACATTATTTGGATCTCCCTTCCGCAAAACCTTTAAAAGTTTTTATTGTAGGATCTTTTTCTTCTTCTTCTAGCATACGGGTTTCATCCTGTATTCTACTTAAGATTTCAAAAGCGTCAAATATGGCCAACTTTTTTGTTGCTGCAGCATTCTTTAACTTATCTGCTGATAAATCATCATCACCATTATCTAAAATAGCTTCCTCTGCAACTTTAATTAATTCAAGAACTGCTTTGTGCCCAGCTTGGATTATATTCTGTTTCGTTTCCTTTATGTCCATATTTAATTACAATATCATTAGATTTCATACAATAAAGTCTTTGCCCATCAATGACAAAGTCAAATTCTCCATAAGGAGTATATCCAACAAGGTCCCCCTCGTTTATTTTAAGCGCTTTTAAGGAACTATTTCCGTACTTTAATATACCAATAAGCTTTTGCTCTTTATCTACGTTTAAATAGTCTTTATTTTTAATTGGCTTAACAAAGCATCTGTCTCCAAACGCTTTCCATTTACCTGTATTTTTATATAAATATATTTGATCTAGATTACAAAAATATAAATCATCTTTAAAATATGATCTACTATTTTTTTTATTGCCTCTTATATCGTAAAATACCCTAAAAACATTATGGTGTATTACAACTATATCTCCAACTTTAATATTCGTTGAATAAGCTAAAGGCAATGCAACAACTTCAGCAAAGTTATTTACAGATTTAAAACTTTCAATTTTAGTATTGATTATTAATTCTTTATCTGCAATCTTAACTTTATTATTATATCTTTCTCCTACAGGTTTAACTATAAAGTCAAATACACTTCTCATTAGTATTCTAAATCATATTCAACAGAGATAGCCATGTTAGAATTAAATTTCTTCCATGGCATAACTTCGTCCTCTTTTTTAATATAAATATTATATGACGTGTCTTTATCGTCAAATATGATATTACATATTGCATGTCCCCCGTAAACGTTTTGGCCTACGGAGTAATGCATTGCTTCATTTTTATAATCTGTACCTATACTAATTTTTCTAATAACAGAACTCATTAGTCAACTTTTTCTAATACAACCTCTTCAGGTTTATTTATAGGAGTATAAGAACCATCTTCAACATTAATATTAATGTCCCCGTATTCTGCTTGTAATTCTGATTTGAATTCTTCTACTCTTTTATTTACTTCCGCAATTTGGTGTAAGAACCCATGCTTTTGAGACTCCAATAACCCTATATTAGATAATAAGGCATTCATTTCTTTTTGTTGATTAACAATAGTCTCTAATTGTTTTTCTGTAATCTTGTTTGTGTTTTCCATGTTTATTTAATTTAATTGTTATTATTATTTTTTTATTACTTAAGGGCAAGTATTGCCACTTCCACCAACCAATCCCACGTCGTTACATTGATATCCTGGGGATGGTTCATCAGGAAACTTATTAAAAGGGGCTGCAAAAGTGTTTGACTCTACCGGTTGATTTAACTGAGCGTCAAGATATATATATATTCCATCCTGAAAAACAGATGAAGAAGAATATACTGTTCCTTCTACGCCACTACAAGTATTTATCTCATACGCATATACAGTTGGTAAATTAGATGCGCTTGCATTAGGCCAACCAATTCCAATACCCATTCTCATTAGTAAAGCGCTATAATATTATCGCAAGTCGTAGTAACTGCATCATTATCATTAAGCCAAACATTATTTACTATAACAGGGAAAAAAGTGCCATCGGGTATGTTTCTAAAAATAGTCGTATTTGGAGTTCCTGGGGCATGCCAATTTCCGCCTACAACATTACAAACTAAATCGCCCCCAGTGCCAATATATAGTGCGGCCCCATTTAAAGGTAGAGTATCTTCTAACGGAGACAAACCATTCCCGGCAGGTGTTCCACTACCTGCTCTTGTTCCAAAATCTGGTTGATTACCATATTGTCCCATAATTTATTTTTTAAATATTTTATTATATATTGTTGATTTCTTCATAGGTATTTCTAACACAGTATCACCTGGATAACTATAATCTTTACCTGGTTGCATTACTTTTGAATTACCTTTATTATCAATACCTAAAACGGGAAACTCCACATTTTTCATAGTGATTTCCCCGCTAGGTATTACATTATAAGGTCTATCTTTATCAGGACTATTTTTTTTATAACCTTTTAGAGATAGATTTTTCATTTTAGCTATTTCTCTTAGCTTTATTAAGTTTTACCAAAGAAGAAACTTGTCCAGAGCTTAAATTTTCAGGTTTTGTACCACCACTTGTAGCATTGTATAATTCAGCGCTTCGGTTTCTTCTGTTCATAGTAGAAGTACTATCGCTTACAAATTTTTTACGCAAATTTTCAACTTCTCTACCTTGCCCATAAGATGAAGCGGTAGCCATTGTTTTATTATCACCACCCATAATGCTAGCCCCTTTTGTTGCTTTGTTTGTAACAAAACTTTTTTCATAAGGTTTAGCTGTAGCAAATCCAGTTGTTTTATCAATATTTAATCCCGTGTCTGTCTTCCCCTCTTCTCTTTTCTTCTTTAAAGTTTTTACACCTTTTGAGTATCTTTCAGTAAGTTCAATACCATTATCTTGTCTTAATGGGCTAGGCAATCCACTACCTGTTTTTGCGCTATTACCTCTGCCTGGGTTTTGTTTGTATGCCATTTTGTTTAGTTTTTATTTATTAGTCTTTTATAAATTACGGGTCCGGGAGCATCGCTAACATAATTAGCAACCATTGTATCTTGATCTACAACTATAAATTTGCCTAAAGCTTCCCAATCATTAGGTTCGTGCAATGTATCTAAATAGAAATTATTTTTATCAAATTGATAACCTAATATTTTAAAGTAATTCCCAGTTAAATAAGAAAATGACACAACATTAAATTCGTTTTTGTTTGCAATAGAAAAATCTATTTGCACGGTGTCGGAAGTCCATGTTCCAACTAGAAAATCTTTAGTAAGCTTTTGAGCTTGAACATAAGAATTAAAAAATAAAAATACGATAATACAGATTACTTTTTTCATAATATATTAAATTAAAGTTATATATTATTATTATTACGCGTATTTATTGCTTTTTATAAGCTTCTTTTTCCCAAGGCAGATTTTTTGCGCCTTCTTTCATTTTAGAACGCGGATACTTTTTACCTTTCCAAATAACGTGAGAATCATTATAATCTAAATCCCCACGCTTCATTTGATCTATATGTACTTTCTCGTGTGATATAGTTTTATTCTTTTTTAATTCTAAAGGAGATATATTTTTATTCACTAATATAGTTCCATTAGATTGCGCCATACCTAAAATATTGCCGTCCATATCGGTACTATAAACAGGAGTATTATCCACATTATATGGAAACCCTTTCATTTTAAAAGACATATAAATAATGAATATTATTAAATTCCCTATAAAAGTATATCTATAGGGAATTTAAATTAATATTATGCTATTGTAACAGCAGAAATAGTAACAGTGCTAGGCACTACAACAGGTACGCAAATAGGCCCTGGAACAGTAAGAATAGCTTTGTTGATAGCGGCTAATAAAGCAGCTCCTTGTGTAGATCCAACTGTAAAAGTGTAAGTTTTACCAGCCCCAGCTAAAACTACTGTAGTTGAAGTAGCTAATGTGCCAAGTAAATTATCTGTACTAATTAATACTTCTGGTGTAGCTGCAACTCCTGTTACAACTGAAATAAATTTTGCCATTTTGTTTTGTTTTAGTTTTGTTTATTGTTTATTGTTTGTATTTTGGTAATCTTAATATTTGCCTTTAGCTCGTTGTGTAATTGGCCTTGGATCACAAGTTGGTTTAACGTTATTGAATACAATACCATTTTTGCCAGAGCTCGATCCTTTGCCTTTTGGGAATGATGTGGTGTCAAATGGGCCAGCCCATACTGCATTTGCTCCAACGCCAGATAATTTAGCCTCTCTATCAAGGACTGTCATTGGATGTTTTTTTGCGTTTAAATTCATAGTTATTGGTTATTTATATCATAAGGTGGAACAATAGGCGTTTCAACCCCTGTAGGAGGCGGAATAGGTGACACTCCAGGATTAGTTGCTAATGTGTTTGTTGTATCGTAAGGATTACTAACGTCTCTTGTAAATGTATTTGGAACTTGTGCTCCAAACATACCTTGTATATTATTAGTGTTAGTAAAACCTTTTGGATTTATGGGCGTCTGATTAAGTGGGTTCATTATTTCTTGTTTTATCTTTATTTGCGTTTTCTATAGCAGTTATCATAAGGTTATCCATATATGTTTTACCGCTCATTATAGTATTTCTATGACTTGTTGGTATGTCTTCTTTACCAAGCATTATACGGTACATCCTACTTATTAGTTGTTTACACTTAAATGAAACTTTATATATATTGTATTTTTGAGTTGTATGGTTTCTATTTCTCCAAACCACTATCCACCCTTCTTTTAATAAATTGTTCCAGCGTTTATTGTCCCAACTGTAAGCATAAGTACCTATTTTATAATCTTGTTTGGTAAAGAACTCCATACAATCAAAATAGATTAGTAATTCTAAATCTGCGTCTGTTAAATCATTATTTCTACAAGCCCATCTGCGTATTATCCTATAATGTTTTAATAAACCTATATCTCTAATATCTGAAGGTTCTAAACGGCTCATAATACAACTACAACATCGTCTAATCTTATAACATAGTAGGTTTCTTTTCCAGGTTCAATTTTATGACCATTGTGTCTGTCATAAAATATACTATCGCCTTCTTTAACGCCTACTACTTCATCACCAACACTAATAACTTTAGCTTCTATATATCTAATATCATCTCTGTGACTTTCAGCTAATAGGAGACCTCCTTTTGTTTCTGTAGTGCCTTCTTTTACTTTCTCTATAATTAATCTCTTACCAACTGCTTTCATTATGCACGTAAATTATTAATTACACAATCAGTTGATAATATAGTGGTTGCTACAGATGCTGCATTTCTTAATGCGCTTTTAGTAACAAGCAATGGATCAATTATTCCCGCCTCAATCATATTAACAGTTTTACCTGTTACAACATTAAGACCATAACCTATACCAGATATAATATTATGCGACACTTCTTCAATCCCCGCATTATCTAATATTGTTCTGAATGGTGCTCTAATAGAATCTAACAATATTTCTTCGCCAAGTGAGAAGGTATCTATGTTATGAGAAGCATTTAATAAAGCAATTCCTCCTCCCGGCACAATACCTTCTTTAATCGCTGCCTTGGTTGCACAAATAGCGTCTTCAATTCTATCTGCTTTTTCTTTTAACTCTATCTCTGAATTAGCACCAACTTTAACTAATGCAATTCTGCCAGTTAATCTTGCTAATCTTTTTTCTAACTTTATTACCCTTGTTGCTGGAGGGTTTTCTAATAAAGATTTTTTAATATCATCTATAATCTCCAATACCTTTTCAGGTGTTTCGCTTATGTGTAATATTGTTTCTTCTTGACTAGTAATACTTTTGACACAAGTTCCAAGTAATTCTGGTTGTATTAAATCTAAATCATCACCAAGGTCTTCGTTAATTACGGTTGCCCCTGTAAGTAATGCTAGATCATCAAATATTTCTTTTCTATTTACACCAAATGTAGGTGCATCAATAATATTTATTTTTATGTTACCTTTTAACTTATTCATTGCTAATGTAGATAATGGCATTGCTTCCATATCTCCCACTATAAGTAATGACTTATTATTTTTTATAACATATTCTAATATTGATTGTATTTGTCTTATGTTATCTATTGGTGATTCAACTAATAATACTAATGGATTATCTAGTTCTGCTGTTTTGCTTTTTTGGTTAGTTACAAAGTGCATGTTCTTTAAACCCATATCACATTGAATACCTTCAACCAATTCTAAACTAGATTCAGGATTAGATGATGTTTCCATCATTACAACCCCTGTATTCCCAACAGATCTAAAAGCGTCACCAACTAACTTGCCCAATTCAGGATCATTATTTGTTGATATAGTTGCAATTTGATCTAACATATTATCATCAACAGTTATACTTATCTTTTCAAGATATTCTATAACTTTATCAACAGCTTTATTTATACCTTCTTTTATCTTTCTTTCATTTGGATTTTCAACCTTGTAAGCATTCTTTAAAATAGCGTGCGCTAATACTGTTGCTGTTGTGGTTCCATCTCCTGCTTCTCTAACAGTTTTTCTTGCGGCTTCTTTTAATAATGTAGCTCCCATATTTTCTACAGGATCTAATAAAATAATAGAATCTGCAACTGTTACACCGTCTTTCGTTATTACTGGTCTACCTGTTGTATCTTCTAAAAGAACACATTTACCACTTGCTCCTAATGTAGAACTAACC